ACTCGGTGTCCGCATCAGACGCTGGTGAACGCCAACTGACACATGTCTGCTTGTGGCGTAATCGTGCTTGATGCGCTGTACGACACCACGCTGAAGGTCTGAGCCTCTGTAAACGTGATGGTTCGGGCGAGCGACAGGCTGTTCATGCCTGCGTTGGTGTACAGCCGAGACTGACATGGGATGTCCAAGGCGGCGCCGTCCACGTAGAACTGGATTCCGGAGATGGCGGTTGCCGCGGCAGCGAAGGAGACCTGCGTTTGGATCGCGTAGGTACCTGCCGGCATGGTGAATACTCCGGCAGTGTTGACAATGTTGAGTCCATTGTCAACCTCCTCATCGAACGGGATGACAGTGAGGGATGAGATGGCAGCAGATGCTGACCTGTTGTACTGGGCAGTGGCAGCGACGGGCACGGTAGCTCCGTCGAGGTTGGGCAAGCGCACCATGAACCGGTACCTCACTCTCAACTCACCAATCTCCGTAGCGTTGGCACAGCCAGACGTCACGAAGAAAAGGTTTCCACCATCATACAACCGCACATCGGCGTTGTGGGGGGGGGCGGCAGTACGGATGTACTTGGGGTCCGCCTTGTTCAGGATCCCCGGGTCCAAGCGCAGCCGAATCTCCGGTGTGCAGGGCATTCCCATGGCACAATGGAGGGCTTCAGCTGCCTGAAGCGTGGTGGGAGCGTCATTCAACGCCGAGTAGTCGCAAGCGAGCACGACCCGCCCAGTCTGGCCCTGGGCGGCGTACTCCGACACGGTTCGGCGGAAGTAAAACTCACAGAGCGTTGCTTTCCACTCTGTCCACTTGGATGCCTCAGGCGACCCCAATGGAAAGGTCGCGGCAATACCTGGGTTGATCGAGTACTCAGAGGAAGCGAGCGCAACACTGCCATTCACGGCAGAGATCAATTCGTCCTTTTCGACGATCGACCACCCCAGTTGGGTGTCACGCCCGCGCTGAGCACGGGAACGGTTGCGGGGCGCGCCTTTGCGCTCTCCACTGTTCTTGTTGTTCGTTGTTTTCTTGTTGTTTTTCGACATTCTCGATTTGACTTAGTGTTTTCTACAAAATATTTGTAAACACCCGTGTGTGCAGCAAAACCCTCAACACTGCACGCGTCCCTATTCTATCCCCGGAACGCAGTTTCCCTTGCAACCTGCCCGTAACCTGTCACAACTAGGCCATATCTACGGCGATCATATGCTCAATAGCAGGGTCGATCACCATGAATGGCAAAGTCTGGATCTGTGACAGGCGTTGCTTGAACTCCTCCTCGTCATTCTCAGTGAGCGAGTAACGGCGGGTAAACCAATCCCATGTGTCTGCAGCCGGCGCCTGGGGAGTAATGCCAGGGCCAACCTGCCACCTCTTGGAGGGTGGCTCCAACCGAAACTCCTCTGGAATCAGTTGGCTCACAACGTCGACGTAAGTGCGGAGGAACGGCACGAATGAAAAGTCTCGATACGAGTTCAGGATACCAGCGAAGTCCCTCCATGGGGTAACTCCTTTGGTGTCTCGAATGGACCATCCAATCTTGCACAGCTGACGTCCTGGCAATGGGTGCCAGTACATCGTGCCATTCACAGGTGAGAAACTTCCGGAAAGAAACGTGACCTCGGTTGGGTCACGCGAAATCTTGATTTCGACTTCATACCCCAGTTCGAGTATTTTCTTCGGGACTATCTCCTGCATTTCCGCGGCGGTGTGTCCGGCGTCAGCAAGGTCACGCACAATGTTCTGCGTATGCCATGCGACCAGGTCGGTACACACGGAGTTGCCCTTCTCTGTGTCAGGGTCTCCTGAGCGAACACGGTACTCGTGCTCAAGCTTCACGCCATATTGACGACTACGCCCAACGGTGCGTCGGGCAGCTTCCTTGGCCACCCACACAACTCGTCGGGGAATCAGACGAAACAAATACTCGTAGACGCGCCACTTGAACTCAAAGAAGAGCTTGTGCATATGCGCATCATGACGGGCCCCGTCACTTTCAACAAAGAAGCCACGAGTCGTGATGAGTTGGTCGTCCCCACAAATAGCTCGACCCTCAGTTTCGAGGGCCTCGGTAAACCAAGCCCCAAGTTCGGGGGAGGTTGAGCCACTGGCAAGTAAGACGTTCCCGGGGAGGTCTGAATAAGCTTCCTTGAGTGCGTCTCGGGCTGTGTAGAACCAACAACCCCACAAGACGTTAAAGACATCACTGGCACCAGTGATCACTCTAGGATCAAACGCTCCCTTCTCGACTCGCAACACCTTCTCAACCTTGATGAAAGTGTTACGGAGGAGTACCTCGTAAGCAGTAACTGCCTGATTGAACCAGCTCTCGCGCGCAACTTCCTGGTTGCGCTGACGTCCAGCTGGGAATCGGGAGTTCCACTCATCGAAGGCCTCTTCGACCACGTCACTCACGGTGCGGAACTGTCTAAAGTACAGCTCGACGCAATCCGCGAATACGGTTTCGTTAGGCGCTGGCATTGGGGCCAGCTGCCGGTTACGACAGGCCACGACCAGGTTCTGCTGGCATGGCAAGGACACATGAGGCAGGTGCCCACCGAAAACGACGCCCACTGCAAAAAGGCAGTCTTTCGGATTTTCAACATCAACCCAGAGAGACGGGTCTTTCACCGATATCTTGCAACCATCTCCGAGCGGCTTAAGCTCTTTGTCACTCACGTAGCCTGGGAGGCCAAAGCACTCGGGGAGCGCACCGTGGTAGTAAACGGGAGAGAAACGGTCACTGGCGTACGCTTGGCGGACTTCCATAGGGTCAGCGTAGGCCAGTCGCGGCATGCACAATACCACGACCAATATGATGATACCTCGGAGGACGATGTCAATTCCTCCCCACGCCACCACCCAGCTACACGATAGCTGACTGAATGATGGCCATGGAACTCGCACCGTGAGGAACGAGCCGGGATTGCCAGGTCCGGCAGAGCCCAATTCGAAGTATGTCCAACTAAAAGCAGTCACGGCTTTGCAAATGCGCCAGGGCCAAGGAATGGCCGCGAATACCAATGCTGCAAGAGCCAGCATCAGCCCCCAGAATCGGGAGGGGCGCACATACTCACCGCGAGCACGCTGTACGAGCGTGCTTGCCAAGCCACGACGCGAAAAGCTCTGGAAGAGCCAACCGAAAGGGATTCGGCTTCGCGCCAGTGCAGGTGCTGGTCTGTCCCACGCGTCCTCCGCCTGCTGCTGGTCATGCAGCTCGACGTCCATCACGAGAGCAGTAATGCGCGTTCCATCAACGGCGCCTGCGTCTCGGACGAGAGATGAGGTGACCTTCCGACGCAGATGCGGGTCGGCCGGTCGCGATGCGGTGAGATCGTGCGCGTGTCTCAGTGTTTCACACTGCGCACTGAACCATCCTCGATCGTCCTTAAGAGCGACGAGCCCGTCGCTGTAGCGAACGAGCTGAACGAGGCCTCCTGGGCACTCAACGCCAATGTAGGCGGGTGCTGATGCTTTCTTGAGCAACGGCCAGAAGGATGGGACCAAGGTAGGTCTCAGGGGTTCATCTCTGGTGCGAGTGAGCCGGATGATCGTGTAAGTACCACGAACTCCGATGATCTCAGGCTTCACACCATGGACATTTTGCTGGAGCGTCAGCCAAGCGTGGTCGTTTTCTTCCCAGCTGGCGCGCCCTCTGCACTGGATTCTGAACTTGCCCACGGATCCATCGACCGCGTAGTCATGCTCATCATCGTTTTTTGGCACCCACGAAGCAGTCTGGGAACCCAGCACCGACAATTGCTCGGTGTGGAGGTGCAAGGCGACCACAACTTGGTTGACCCCCGGGGAATCCAACAGAGCGCGTGCGTACGCGGGCTCAATTGGAACATCCAGGCAGACAGCCGTGTCGTAGACACCACCTCTCAACTGCTCTTCGTGAACACATTGGTCGTCACAAACCTGCTCATCATCCTCAGCGGTGAACAGATGCCGGCAGACGTCACGGGTGGGGACGTCTGTTACACGGAATCTGCCCTGGATCTCCAAAACCTTCCGCTTCGAGGCGGTAGGCAGGACCCGGCTGATGCACGCCCGCTCGGCACGGTCGTATGCATGGGGACTGACGAGATGGCTCGCTCCATTGACAATGAAAAACTCGGGAAACGTGAGACGGAGTTCTCCGAACTCCTCTTCACTAAGGTGAACATCCAAGGTCAGTTTTGGACGTCGTTCCTTCCCACCACGCTTTTCCTGGGGCGCACTCGGTGACTTCTTCTTAGCACTATCGCGTACTAGTTGCGGATCATGGGACCACTTGCACTGGTCGCCCTTCTTACAGCCTCCTTTCTCAGAGAAGAACCGACAGGCGCCAGTAGTGGACCGTGAGGTACCGGCCTCAGGCCGGGTTGCAGGGATTTCAATCAATTCAGATGATGATTCC